GGTGACAAGTTTTTAATATCAGATGGTGGAACAGAGGGTAGAGCAACTTTAGCTCAAGTAGATACCTTATTTTCTGGCACTTCAAAAACACTTACAAATAAAACAATAAGTGGTTCATCAAACACATTATCAAATATTGGTAATTCATCACTTTCAAACTCAGCAGTTACCGTAGGTTCTACATCAATTAGCTTAGGATCTAGTTCTACAACATTAGCAGGATTAACAAGCGTTACTTCAGGCACGGTAAATATTGCTGATAGACATATTAAAACAACTGATAGCACAAATTTAGTTTTAAATGAAGCAATAGATATTTCTAGTGCTGGTGCTATTACAGGTGGTTCTTTAAATTTATCAGGTAATGCCGTAATTTCTGGAAACTTAACCGTATCAGGCACAACAACATCTATTGAAACTACAAATACAGCTGTTACTGATAATTTATTTGAATTAAACAAAGGCGAAACAAATAACACAAACGATAGTGGTCTTATAATAGAAAGAGGTTCTGCTGGCGACAACGCCATAATGATGTGGGACGAATCTGCTGACAAGTTTGTTGTTGCCACAACAACAGCAACTGCTGATAGTAGCGGAAATATATCTCATACAAAAGCAAATTTTGAGGCGGCTGATGTAAAAGGTTCAACAGGTACTTTTACAAGCACAGGCATTGGTAACGTTTTGTCAGTTACAGGATCAGGTGATACTAATTCAGAGGGGCCAAATTTAGTAATTAAAAGAAATTCTGACTCTCCTGCTGATGATGATAATTTAGGTGCTTTAGTATTTAAAGGTGAAAATGACGCTGATGAAGCCGTAACTTATGGTAAAATTAGAGCAACTGCTTTAGATGTATCAAATGGCACCGAAGATGGTCAATTAGGATTTTTAACAATAGTAAATGGATCATCAACTAATTTAGCAACACTTGATAGCACAGGTTTATTTTTAAATACAGGTTTAGATTTAATTTTTGAAGGTTCAGGTGCTGACGCACACGAAACAACTTTAACGGTTACAAATCCAGACGCTGACAGAACAATTACTTTACCAAACGCTACGGGCACGGTAGTTTTAAAAGACACTACTGATACATTAACAAATAAAACAATTTCAGGATCAAATAATACTTTATCTAACATAGGAAACTCATCATTATCAAACTCTGCCGTAACAATCGCTGACGATAGTTCAACTGCCGTTAGTGTGCCGTTAGGTGGTGGTTTTACAATTTTAGGTGGTTCAGGTATAACAACTTCTTTAAATGGAAGTGAAATGACAATTGCTACAGACGGAGCTGTTGTAACTGAAACATCTACTGATACTTTGACTAACAAAACTATTAATAGTAATGCTAACACACTACATATTGACCTAGATGATCTAGCTACCTTTACAGGAACACTAGCAGAATTTAATGCTGGTTTACAAGGCGATAGTTTTGTTTCATTAACAGGATCAGAAACTTTAACTAACAAATCCATAGACTCTGATAATAACACAATTACAAACATAGTAAACGCTGATATAAAATCATCAGCGGCCATAGCCTTTAGTAAAATGGAAAATTTAACTACTGCTAGAGCCCTAGTATCTGATAGTAACGGAGATGTATCTGTAAGTGATGTAACATCAACAGAAATAGGTTATTTAGATGGCGTTTCCTCAGCAATTCAAACTCAATTAGACAATAAAGCTGCTAAATCTTTTGCTATTGCTCAGGCCGTAGCCCTTGGATAAATTATTATAAATATACCTGAAAACTAAAGGGATTTAATAATGGCAACACCATCAAGTAGAGCTAACTTAAAAGAATATGCTTTAAGAGCACTCGGAAAACCAGTTATAGAAATAAATGTTGATGACGACCAGTTAGAAGATAGACTGGACGAAGCATTACAATATTACGCTCAATATCACTATGATGGTATTAGAAGAACATATTTAAAATATCAATATACTCAAGCTGATAAAGATAGAATTACTGCTGATACTTCAGGTGAGACTGCTACTAAAAATAGTGTATCCACTACTTTTACAGAGGGTAATAATTTTTTAGTTGTTCCAGAATCAGTTGTATCTGTAATTAATATTTTTCCATTTTCAAACAAAGGTAATTTAAATCTATTTGATGTAAGATACCAATTAAGATTAAACGACTTGTATGATTTTTCATCTACAAGTATTATAAATTACGATATTGTATTAAGACATTTAGATTTTTTAGATCACGTATTAGTAGGTGAAAAACCATTAAGATTTAATCAACACGATAATAGATTGTACATTGATATGGATTGGTCAAACGACTTAGCTGTTGGTGAATACATAGTTTTAGAGTGTTATAGAAAATTAGACCCAGCAACTCATACAGATGTTTTCAATGATATATTTTTAAAAAGATATGTGACTGCTTTATTTAAAAAACAATGGGGCGCTAACTTATCTAAATTTAATGGCGTAACAATGTTAGGTGGTGTTCAACTTAATGGCCAACAAATCTATTCAGAAGCTTTAAGTGATTTAGAAAAACTTGAGGCTGAAATGAGAACAACTTACGAATTAAATCCAGCAATAATGATAGGATAATACCTTATGCCAGTAAATCATTATTTTCAAGGTGGCAATGGTATAGGGTCAGACGCTGAAAAAAGACTTTATGAAAATTTAATTATTGAGGGTCTTAAAATTTACGGCCAAGACGTTTACTATTTACCACGAACACTTGTTAATAGAGACCTAATATTAGGTGAAGATGTAGCGAGCAAATTTAATGCCGCTTATCTGGCCGAAATGTATATGGAAACTACCGAGGGTTTTGCTGGCCAACAAGAAATCATAAACAAGTTTGGATTAGAAATTAGAGAAGACACTACTTTTATGGTGTCAAAAAGAAGATGGTTAGATTTAGTTGATGACCCAGCTACTTTAATTGTATCAGGCAGACCAAACGAGGGTGATATAATTTATATGCCTTTGATGAATAGTTTTTTTGAAATACAATTTGTTGAAGACCAAGAGCCATTTTTCCAATTAGGTCAATTACCAGTTTACAAATTAAGATGTACTAGATTTGAATATTCAAGTGAAAGACTTGATACAGGCGTTTCAGAAATTGACGCTGCTGAAGATAAGTATTCATTAGATCAACTTGCTCACCAAATGAGTTTAGAAAACGAAGATGGTGCTTTATTACTTGAAGCTGATGGTGCTGATAGTTCATCTAACTATCTATTAATGGAAACTTATAATATACAATCACAATCGCCTTATGCTGATAATAATGATTTAGACCAACAAGCTGGCTTTGATACTTCTTCAACGGCTGATGATATATTAGACTTTACAGAAAGAAACCCTTTTGGTGAGGTAGACTTTTAATGTTTGGAAATTATTTTTATAACGAAAGTATGAGAAGAATGACCATAGGTTTTGGTCAAATATTTAATAACATACAAATTAAAAGAAAAGATGATACAGGAAAAGTAATACAAACTATTCGTGTGCCATTAGCATATGGCCCTAAAGAAAAGTTTTTAGTTAGATTAGATCAACAATCAAGTTTAAATAATAGAGAGTTTGCTATAACTCTACCTCGTATGGGTTTTGAAATATCAAATATCACATATGACCCTACTAGAAAACTTACAAGAATACAAAAATTTAAACAAGTAAAATCTAACAAAGATGGTAAAGTTTTAGATTTTAATTATACACCTGTGCCTTATAACATATCATATAACTTGTTCTCTTTTACAGCAAGTGCTGAGGCTGGTCTACAAATTATAGAACAAATATTACCATTTTTTCAACCAGACTTTACGGTAACTATAAATGCTATACCTGATTTAAATATCAAAAGAGATATACCAATCATATTAAATAGTGTAAATTATGAAGACACATACTCTGGTGATTTTCAAACTAGAAGAGCTGTAATTTACACATTAAATTTTACTGCTAAAACATACTTATTTGGACCGTCAACTTCACAAAAAGTTATTAAGACCGTTCAAACTGATCAATACTCTGATACAGATAGAGTAAATAAAGCAAGAGAAAGTCGTATTATTGTCGTGCCTAGTCCTACAACGGCCGACGCTGATGATGACTTTGGATTTACAACAACCATTGACTTTTTTGAAGATAGTAAAAAGTATAATGTTAGCACAGATACAGACGAATAATTAGTATAAATAATAAGAGAGAAACAAATTATGGCCATAAACAGAATTAAAACAGGTGGTATAACAGACGCTACTATTCAAAGTGGTGATATAGCACCAGGTACAATAGCTAGCGATAGAATCGCTACAGGTACAATCGCTAATGATAGATTAGCAAATTCATCAATTACAATTAATGGTAACGCAGTTGCTTTAGGCGG